TGATTAGATTGTCAAATGAATACAAAAAAGCGTAACCATTGCTGATTACGCTTTTTGTTCTTTCCTGCTACAGAGAGAAATAAAAATACAAAGATTTGCACTTTCATTTCCTTCAACAGCTATTGTTGTGTCTCTTTGTAGCATAGCACCATTGTACTCTTTGCACAACACTATGCAATAGAGTAGATGGGGATAACTTTTGGTACTAAAAAACACGCCTACTGAAAGCGTGCAATTTAGTATTATAAGCCACGGATCTTTATTTATGAGTAGGTTATCAAAATAACATCTGTACATATTATACAATAAAAACCGCCCAGCAGAAGATGCTGAACGGTGTGTAACTCCTTAGAATTGAGTTAACATAGGTTAACAGTGAAGTAACTTGTAGAGCTAAATGATTGACTGTTAGCGGTTGCCACTACACAAGAGTAGGTAGTAGCCCCCGTTCACAATCAACCATCACTGTGTATAGTATATCACTTTGTTTACATCTATACCTTGAATGTAAACTAACCTACGAGTTTGTGACAACTCCATAACTCTACCTTACCCTCGCTGATCTTCTTTGCCATAAAATCTATCGCAAACACAGGATCAACGGCTTGAGCGTATGTAACCTTGCCTACCCAACTAGGGAGATGAATCTGTACTAAACCATAACTTTCCTCTCTAACCCCATCTTTATAGTATCCGGACTGAATAGTAGTTGAGGCAATCTTGTGAGAAGTCTCACATTCGATAAGAGCCATCATCAACTCCTTGTCTACTCCGTACTCAAGGGCTTTCTGTGCAACCGTGAGCCTAGTATCCTCAATAGTCCATATCTTCTGTACACCTACGGTAGAAGTCGCCGTATAGGGCATTATAGGGGCTTCCGTGTAGCCTATATTGCCAATACCAAGCGTAGATGTAGCAAATAACAGGGCTGTGAACCCTATCTTTGTTATTATGTGCATATTTATTTAGTTGTTATGGCTCTAAATCCTGATCGTATCCCAGTAGTAATAAGTGCGAATATAAATGATGTAGTCCAAGTTGACGGCGAGAGTAGCTGATCGTGTGGAATAGTTCCTACTACAACCACTACAGCGGTACTGAAAGCAGATATGAATGTATGTATTGCACTATCAAGTTTAGGGTATGTCGTTGCAAACTTCTTATACTTTGACTTGATACCAGATATGAAACCTCTAATCTTTTTCATTGTATTGAATGTTATGTATAACACCATAAGTTTACCATTTTCGTAAAGCTCCGAAAATGACCACCTGTGTATAAAAAGACGACATTTCTGCCGTCTATGTAACTACTTAGGTACAAGTATTGTTTTACCGCCAACTTTTGGAGTAATTATTATCCTTGTATTGAAAATAGGGAAAGCCAACTGCAGTCCCTTGCTCAAACACTCCTCAAAAGCTTTCTGGTGCGTTTTTTGTATCTGTCCCAATATCCGCATACCAGAACCACTTTGGAGTATAACCACATCAATATAGGTATGTTTCATATATTCTCCTTTAGTTTCCTTGTGGAATTTTGACCGCTCGGAATCCGAGAAAGTTGTTCACGATAAGATAGTACACACTGATAGGTAGTACCTTATCGAACGGTATACGCTTCTCGATCATATTGTGACAACACCTGCACAAGTCTATCGTGTCCCGTGAGCCACGAAAGAGCCGTTTTGGTAGTATGTGATGTTTTGTATACTGAACCTCATCACCATATTTCCTACCACATTTAGGACAGAATCCTTTATGTTTCATAGTAGTGTGATTTTGTTGTATCCAGTAGCGATACTGGATGTGGTTGCGACAAGTATAGGCAAGTAAAACAGCAGAAGCATTTTATTTGCTCTGTTATTACTGCACCAGTGATAACCCACCTTTCGTAATGTTCAAGTGAGTGATGTTTACTGCAATGAGAGCACACAATCTTATCAATGATTATTTTCATCAAAGAGCCTTTCACTATAATTATCTAACACAAAGAAAGCACTGTACACGAGTAGTGGAATATCAATCAAGTATCATAATAAAATGCGGAGTGTTACTGCTTCCCATATCTTTCCTAGCCTGTATTCTTCTTTCTTTATCGTCCTGTAAATACTCTTTGTATGATTTTCCTACATTTAGTTTCTCACCATCGAAATCTGTATGATTTTCTATCCTTCTAGTATTGTCATTTTTGCAATGAATCGTATGTGTGATGACCTTGTGCCTGATATCAATATCATTCTTTTTGAGATGATAGTAAACAGTTGAATGGTCTATGTTGAATCGTTTTGCTATTTGATTTTGAGAGACTTCACTTTTGTATAGTGAGATTATTTTAGAAACATCTTTATCTGATAATTTCCATTTTAGTCTCATATTTATAGAGAATTAAGTTGTGCAATAGTTAGTTGTCCCACCCTTTTGCCACCGAGTAGATCGAGGCTTTCATTAGTACCAAGCTTGTATTTCTTTTGAAATGCCAGTACTGCCTTACAAGTTAGTGCGCCATAGTATCCAGTTGAATCGTAATTGATAGGGAATACACCTTCCTTTTTAAGAATGTTTTGCAAGAGAACGACATCACCTTTCTGTGCGTTATGTGTGGACAAGTCCGATATGTTACCTTGTGCATCAAGTGGTATGAATACCAACGGCTTAGTGAATGTCACCTTTGGAATCAGCATACTTCCATCAGTTATAAATTTCGCATTGAGTGGATATGCAGAGAAAAACATACGAGTAGGATTGACCCACTCCTCGCTTATATAGCGTACTGCAAGCCCTCCAAAATGTGCAGAATCCTCAATAACAAGGCACTTCTTACCGTTATGGATTGTGTAGTCAACCGCAGTAACCGAATGTGCGAGGGGTGCGGATGTTCCTTTGATCATAGGCATCTCACTTGACCACTCGCTTGCAGTAAATCTAAACCAGACCATCACACCCTTTTTTGTATTCTCGATGATACTAGCTATCACATCAATATCGAAAGGTGTCTGTACAAAACCGTCTATGCCAAATACCTTAGCAGTATCTTTTGCTAGGCTCGGTATCTTTATTGCATCAATCTCTGCATCACTAGCGACACTCTGTGAGCGCAGTATAGCCTCTGTGGTGATACCCTGCTTACGCCATATATCAAAAGCCTCTACACCAATCATACCGCCACTCGGCTTGTTGCTTCTGTACTGATAAATACTTGTAGCCGAAAATGGTACAAGCTCACCAGTCTTATTAAAATACTGAATCTCCTCAAGCTTTGCAACCGTATTTGCTACACACGAACCTGCCTGACCTTGGTCACGAACAGTAAATTTTCGTATGTTCTGTTTTTCAGTCCATATAACAGGACTAGCAAACGCCACCGCTTCTGCGAAATGATGATCCTTTTGTTTCCTATCTTCTGGGCGGTTATCCTCAAGCGCACCTAAAAAAATGTTTTCATCTATCATATAAACTTTAATATTAGTTGTAGTATTGCAAGAGATGTAACCGCTACAGTTCCCCAAGTCTTCAGTCGTGTGTTTACTTCTGAAACTATCTCCTCAACTGTTCGTAGTCTTGTCTCGTGATCTGATGTGACCTTCCCTGCATCGACATACATTTTTATAGCTTCATCCTTTTCTATTTTACTGCTTTCAATTATGGCAATACGCCTATCAAAACCTGCATTACTTTCACGCACCTCTCTAGTGAAGTTCTTTAACTGCTCATCAATTCGTATGAGAAGCTCGTAATTTTGTGCTGATTTGTGTTCGCTATTCTCCATAGTTTTATGCAAAATCATTATTTTGTGCAACAAGTGATACTCCACTTCCTCCTGAACCACCTGCTGGATTTGTAGAGCTTACACCTGCACTTCCTGCTGTTATTGAACCACCGCCACCGCCAGAGCCAAGCAAAACACCACTTGCGTTAATCACACCGTTACCACCTGCACCACCTGCAACAGTTATAGTTCCACTGTTTGCAGTAAGTGCATTGTAAAATATAATACAGCTACCTCCGCCTCCGCCTCCGCCTCCGCCTCCAGTTGCGTTACCACCAGAAACAAAAGATGCATTCGTTCCCGCTGTTCCATTAACAGATATTCCAGATACTGTTGTAAAGTTAAGTGCTCCTGCACATTCTATAATCAGCGCACCACCACCTCTGCCACCGTTACCACTTGTGACTTGACCACTGCCGGATGACATTTGTGCACCGCCTGCACCACCACCACCACCAATTACCAAGTTAGGATACTTTCCTGAATATATAGATGTTAGGTCAAATATTTTGGTGCTAATTGCAGTTCCTCCAGCACCTGCCGTTCCTCCACTTGACTGGTCAATACCACCACCTCCACCACCAGTATTCCATCCTGTAAAGTTATTTCCAGCATTTCCTGGACTACCATCAAAACCTTGTCCTGAGAAATCAAAATCTGAACCACCTGTAGCACCAAGAGCACCAGTAGCTTGTGCAGCAATCATCGGCGCCGTACTCGATGTGAATGTTACATTTCCTTGTGATTTCAAGACAATAACAGTACCGTTTGCGTGTGGATTTGTGAAAGTTAGACTACCTGTACCAGTAATAGAAATAGAAGTATAGTTTTTAGTTACTACGGCAGCAGAACCAAGGTCAATGTTTGTTGCACCTGATGTAATAGTAAGTGCAGCATCAGCACCTGTGCCACCAAACTTTAAGAATGATGCATCTAATTTTCCTAGCGAATTCAACTTCGGAACCTTCCCACTATCGCCAGCACCTGCGGATGTTGAAACGAAATCTGATGCAAGCGCGGTTTGACCTGCTGTGATTGCCATATAGTTATTGTTATTATGTTAAAGTAATATTGCACTGGACGGTCGTATCTTCATTCGTCGCTTTCGTGTAAGTTGTTCCGAAAAGTACTCTGTTAAAAATCTTTCCTGTTGATACTGTCGCTGTACCGTCTACGAACATACCAAACTCATTGTATGATCCGTTTGCTAGATCAGCACTTGCCCAGAAAAAGAAAAGTGATAATACATTACTTGAGACTGTACCGTTCGCTTTTGGTGCTCGTGCAGTTACTGTCTGTAGAGTCGTATTTCCGTCTACTGGAGTGTTAGTGCCAGTTCCAATATCGGCATAATTTATGTTGAGTGAGTATGTGTTTGTTGAATTGAGGCGATCAATAATCAAATCCTTGCCTGTATCAGTTCCAAGCATAATCCTGTTAGGCGACCATTCAGAAACAGAGATAACCTCACCAGTCAAAGAGTTCGTTTTTATAACTCTCACCTTTCCTGTGATGCTCAAGCTATTTTCTTTATGCTCAACTAAATTACTTTTCATACAATTATTATAACATAAGTCAATTATCCCCAAGTGCCCAGGTTCCAAAGCAAGGTAGTCGTTCCACTTGTCCACTTATATGGCGGTGATGTCTTCGTAGGAGCAAAGAGAGTATCAGTCAAAGCTACCTCTTCATCAAAGGAGTAGTACCGTGCTACCACCTCATTCTCATCAACCTGTATTCGTTCTGCAACATCTTTGACCAGTAACTTATTAAGCACATCATTGATACCGATGTTGTCTGCTGTCACTAGGTTTATAGAATACTCAAGCTCTGATGGAGTTCTTAGATAAGTCCTGATTGACTGTATCTTGTAATCTTCTGTAACGCTTCGTATTGTCGATTGAACATTTATTGTCTGACCTGCCACAAGACCACCTACAGTAGTCCTAAACTTGGCTTTCTTTGACGGGTTTGCATACTTTAGAAGCTCTGCATCGGCTCGTTGTGACGCTGTATCAAGATCCTTTATTGTCTTGTCGAGAATAAGATACTGATAGATGCCATATAGAGCTACAGAGGCTTGTTGTTGTTTTCTGAATACAAGAGGGTAAAGAGGGTACTCGGTAATGTCTATATTGTTCGTCCCAGCAACAGGAGTATTGCCAGCAGTGAAACGGATGTACTTCTGTGTGAAGTTCCACATAACTTGAAAGCTTGCATCAAGATCTATATAGTCAACTCCTATAGTCTTAGTAACGCCACCAACTCTAACAACAGGAATGTTGGCAAACTTGTTACTCAATGGGAATGTCGTACGAGTTCCGTCACCACTCCAGTACTCTGTACGCAGTGTCACTGACTGAATCTCACCGCCTCTAACAATAATCTCATTTCGTATCTGGTGCGTTTCGTCGTGAAGTTCAAGAGAACCCCATATATAGTTCTTCGATGTATCAGTAATGTTGAACGGTGAAGCTGTAAGCGTGTTATTGAAAAAATGAATGTCCTTTGAGTAGTCTACATACCAGTCGTAATTTCCTAGAGCTTCTGCAAGCTTCTGCAAGCACTGTGAGATAGTTAAATAGTTAAAGATTATCTTAGGTATGATTGTCGATGCAATAACATTTGTAGTAGTGAACCCAGTTGCAAAAGTAGCTATCATATTGTCTATGATTGCTTTGGCTGTTTGGTTTTCGTATGTTTTAGAAACAAGCTGACGATCAAGAGTTTGAGTATAGTCTTTGACAACGACCTCTAGGAACTTCGCAAGACCAGATACAACCTCGTTTGTTTCTACAATAAAGCCCCCAAACACGATATTATCTTGATAACCTATCTTCATAGCAGGAGTTTCATAAACACCAGCACCAGCAGTACTTGTAGGATACAGAGATGTTGTTCCGTATTCCGATGTAACATTTCCTATCCTGCTATCCATATCACTGCCAGCAACCCATAAGTCCTTAAATGTGTCACCTCCACTCGTATCATCAATTGCAATCTTGTATGTACTTCCAACTACAAGTGTCACTGGTGTAATATCAACCCACTTGAAGTTATCGCTATCAGATGTTGAAGCGTTCAAAATAGTTCCACTCGCTATAGGAGTGACTGTGTTCGTTGATATCCATAGCTTAATAGCGTGGTTTTGCGTGTTACCTGCTACATAAAGTCTACCAAGTTGCGTGATTGTCATTTCCTCGGTAACAGTGAAAGAGAACCCCGCACAGCCAGTGTAGTTATTCCTTGTTGCTGTAGTAGGTTTCGTTACGAATGATGAAGAATTGTTATATAAAATTACCTCTTCTCCCAAAGCAGGACGGTATGTCTTCGTTCCATAGTTCTTAATGAGGAACGACAAACTATCGGCTTCTTTTGTGAGAACCTCGTTTTTATCAATAGACTGCCAATCTATCGTATTCGTCCTATCTGTACCTGCGATAATTAGTTTTACAGTCATAGGATTATATTCTTACACTTCGCTTGAAACGATCTATAATCATATCCCCAATATCCTGTGCGACACTTTCCGATAGGTATGTACCACCATTGATATTCACGACGATAGAGCCACCTCCTGCCAAGGCTCCGTTAGGTGTAATGCTACCTGATTGCATAGGCGTAAACATCTCTGCACCTCGCTCGCCAACCATATATGATTGACCTGCCATAACAGTACCCCCGACAGCTTTACCACTAAACACTCCAGCAACCGCACCCACTACTTTATTTCCGACATACTTAGTAGCTTCTATTGCCTTAGATACCACATTTGAAAGGACATCATAGACCTTTTTTATAGGCTCATAGATTTTCAAGAATGCATCTCCAATAGACTCTATTGCCTTATTGAACACGCTTGATATAAAGCCAGTTATGTTATCCCACAGCGTAAACATATCTTGAAATGCGAGTGTGAGTGAATCTATGTACCACTTGAGGAATGTAAACGCACTTACAAGCACGGTTGATATAACCGTAGCTAGTGTCTGTATGAATGCAATCACTGTCGGATCCTGGACCAATGTCATCAGTGTGTCCATAAACGGTTTCAGACCATCTGCAAGAGCACCACCGAATGTCTCTTGTACATTACCCATAAGAATGTTGAGTACCTCCATTCTCCCTGCTGTTGTATCTGCAAATGCTGCTGCCTGCCCTGCAACTTTATCGTGCAATAGCCCAAGTGCCTCAAGCGGAGTTGCTGTGTCCTTTATGTCTATGCCGTATTGTTTCAGCACTTTTCCATTACCTGCGAGTACCTGACCGACCAGATCAGTTGCTGTACCCAAGTCTATGTTCTTCGCCCTAGATAAGTCCATAGCAAGAGCATTCAGTTCCTGTGCCTTAGTCAAATCACCTGTTCTCTGAAACAGTTTCGTAACACTCTCTGCTGTATTCGAAAGTTTTTGAATTGCATCTTTTGCCTTCTCACCAACACTACCCATTGTTGCGAGTGTTGCGTTTACACGAGCAGTAGACTTTTCTGCATCAGCAAAAGCCTGTAGAGCTTGTTTACCCCAATCGAATACCTGCTTAGAGGCAAATACTCCTGCCATAACACCACCGAGCTTCTTCATAGTCCCTCCGAGACCTTCAGACCTTTTTGCTATAGCATCAATTTTGGCACTGGCTTCATCCTGTGCCTTTATCAAAATCTCTAGTTGTGTCTGTGAAGTAGCCATAGTTATTTTTTATTCTGTTGCTCGCTATCAAGTGTCCATTTGAGTAACAAAGAACGAATGAACCATTGAGGCTGTTGTATGTACTGATCGTATGTCCACTGCATCTTGTCGCATACAAGTATCAGGACAATATCATCAGATAATTGAGAGTTCGTACCATTAAGAAAAGTCTTATAGTCGTACTCTAAATCGTTTTTTTTTCCTCAAAGTCCTTATCCTTTGTTATGTCATTGACTGCATTTGTAACAAAGTTGAAATCAATGTCACGGAGATCAAGGATAGTGTTTACTATATCTATCTCACCCTCCTTCTTTCCGTCCACTGAAACAATCACAGTCCTCCAAGTAAGGTTCTGTGCAAGGTCAACAACATTAGCAGATATACCGTTAACCTGTTGAGTATCTGTATTAAAGTTGACCTTTCCATCGAGAAACACATTCACCAACGCACGCTTTTCACGACCTGTAATATATGTATACAACTCTATTTTGTGTCCCGTTGGAGTAACTATTGTTTTTGTTTCTCGGTTATTCATCTTAGTATTGTGTTGCCCTTGTATTTCTCAATACGCAGGTAATCATTGAACTGTCCGTGATTGAGTAGTACGCCTTGAAGTTGAGAGTCTGCTTCATCAAGTCATTGTTACTCATTGAACGAGCGACCTCTGTGAGCTTAACCTTTGCCATATCGAAAGTGATAGCTGGGTTTGTAGAACCGATAGTAACATCTGTATTTGTGAAAGCGATACGCAATGCTCTCTGCAAATCACCAAGCATAATAGTGTCGATATATGTCCTGTCCTCATACATAAGCTCGATAGAACCCTCTACTGCAAACTGCTTGTTGAGACGGTCAATAGAATCGAGAGTGCCGATAACCTGATCATCTTCGATGTTCTTTGAGAATTTAAGAGTAGCTTTCTTAATCTGAATAGCTGACGCACCAGTGAGTCCTGCTAGGTTTGTAGCAAACTTAACTGATCCGTGCTGTGGTAAAAATACATTTTCTGCAGTGAACGAAGCTGTGTTCGTAGCTGTAGCTGACTTGTTACCACGGAATCCAACCTTATACTCTGCATACTTTCCAAGCTCAAAGTTAATCTCAAGATTGTCTACTGATCCAAGTGTGTAGCGCAGTCCGTTTCCTGCATTTTCGTTTGCACCAGTGACCGATACTGTAAGAGACGGATGTTGTGCCGATTCAAGTACTGTGAATGTGTGGTCAAAAGCACTCAAGATTGCAGCAGGTGCTGATGCTGTGCCGAATGTTGCAATAAGCCATAGACCGAATGATGTATCTGCAATGCGACCAGAGATTGAACCCTCACTGATCTTCTTTGTTATATCCTGACCCTGTGCATCTGCGATAACTCCAACAGAAGTCTCATCAGTTGCATACTCTATCTTCTCATCGAGAGAAGCATCAAGCTTAGGCAGCCAGTAAGCAGCTGCAACAGCAGTGCCACGAGTCGTGTCCGTTACAATTACGATATTAAACTTTCGTCCTATAAGTTTTGCCATATTATTGTTTGTTATTGTTAAGCTCTACCAACTTTGCCTCTGCTTCTTCTTGTGAAGTAGCCTCTATAGTCACACCAAAATCAGGGAAGAAGAACTTTTGTAGCACCTCATCTGTCTTTATCTGTTTGTTTTGAGAAGCCTTTATCATAGAGATATTATAGCACTATAAAATTATCCACTACTAAAGTATAGATGACGATACCTTAGCCTGTATTTTAAGCTCCTGTGACAATACAGAGCCTTCTGGTGTAGTAAACTCATTCCTTGATCCGACTGTCGGCATAACCCAATCTACAGACCCTGATAGAGTCATATTCGTAATCTTCTCAAGAGCTGTAACGACTTGCTGTGTAGCTGTATCGAGTATCCCTTTTGCAGTAGTAAGTCCTGCTGTGCCTATTTCGCATAAGATATAAGCCGTAAATGTAATGGTACGGATGTTCTCTGTATCAGTAAGCATATCGCTTTGGTTTTCAGTTATGTCAAAAATGATCGCAGGATATCCCTCTGGATTTGCGTTGTTATAGTCGTACACATAAGATATTTCTGTTACCGTTTGTAGCAGTGTCTTTAGATTTGCCCTGATTGTTGCAAGTGCGTATGCCATATATGTATTATACTATCTCTTTCGTAATCTTTGTTAGTGCGTCTTTGAATATCCTATCAATTCCTTTCTCTGAATACTCAACGGTATCAGCAAAGAATGGGTTTGCCTTAGTACCTTTCTTCTGAATAGATTTTGATACAGCAAAAGGATTGAGACCTTTCTTTTCTGCCCACGGTGCAAGTACTCTTGGAGAGACATAGTGCGGTGCTGTACCATACTCGACTGCTGCTGCATACGAAACTCCACTTGAAAACTTGCCATAAAATCTCCTGTATTCTTTTTTCCAAGCTTGTCGCAAGTCACCAGTGACACCCCTCGGTGCTTTACTATTCACTACTCCTGCAATCAACTGAAAGCTAGATTGTATCGCATCACCGATACGCCTCTCTGCAACCGCAGGGTATTTCTCTGCCATCTTAATGAGCTTATCAAGTCCTTTTACTTCTAGCTGTACACTCATTGTGGTTTAGTGATTAAAGCTCTCTTGTACGCCAGCAGGCCTCCACGATCGTGCGACACAACGCCTCGTACCGTGTAATCAATGCTATCAATAGTTACCCTGTCTCCTTCTTTTATATCTACAGTCACAGGCGTGATTATATTGAAAGCGTACCCGTATTGAGTTCCATTAGAAGCAGAAGCCTCCTCGTTCAGTGGGCGTAGATACACATTGAATGAGGACCCAACTGATGTATATGTAGACTTACTACCAGTATACACTTGTCGTTTTAGTGCAGTAACGGTTTTAGTATTAAAGTAATTCATTTTTATATCAAGAATGTATGCACTGAATACGACCCGATGATTGACTTATGTGCAGGTGTAATGAAGTCCGCTGCACTAGCAAATGTGACTGACTGACCCTCGGTAGTCATTGAAGTAACACCTTGAGACTTTTTGTTGTCGTGCATCTTGGCTACAAGCTCTGTAGCAACCATAGCAATATCAAAAGGCAAAGTATGAAGAGTCGTGTTACCCTCATTTGTAAAATCAATCAAGTAACCTGCCGTGTATGTGAAGCGCAATCCTTGCTGAATAAAAGGAAGTTGAGAATAGAAGCGTATAAAGCCCTCTTTTCCGTACAGCAAGTAATTGTCAACTTGATAAGCAACCCAGTTCGGAGTAGACGGTGTACCTGCACGATACTCGACTGCCGAAAGGGTAGTGATAGGATAATTCTTTAAGAACACACGGCTAGTGCCCTTAGCATCATACACCTCATTCGTGTATGTAGTAGATAAGAATCTGCGACCACAGAGACCCTCGATAAAATCGGTAGAGTAGTTGATCAACTCGTCGATGATCGTATCGGACGAGCTATCAGTAATACCAAGATACGATTTTACCTTTGTTCGAGTTGTTAGAGCGTGTGAAACGACAGCCATAAATTTATATTTTCACCATTTAATCTGGTAAATAAGTGGCTCTGAAAGCCAAAGCCACTTATCACAAGACTAACTCGCTGATGTGCGGAGTACAGAGAATGCTGTAGGAAGACCGACAACAATAGCTGTTCTCATCGTCACACGAACGGCTGACATATTCTTCTCAAACAAGCTATCAGAACCAACTGTAGCGTGCTCGGAGATAGTGACATTCATACCTGCTCTCTCGCCAACATAGAGATGCTTCAGGTTACCGAAGATCACATACTTTGTAGAGACACCAGTAGTAGTAGGCATCTTATCTGACAAGAAGACTGGGTATCCCCAAAGGGTACCTGCTGCTGCTGTAGGATAAGACTGACCTGCTACGCCTGTAAGTACAGGGACTGCTGCTGAAATAAAGTAATCACCACCAGTTGATGACTTCTTTATCTGGAAGAGTTCCCATACAGTGCGGTGCATAATAAATGCAGAACCTTGCAAAGCCCAAGGCTTTACATTCGATATAAGGGTTCGTGCATTATCAGGCGTTGAACACAATGTGAAGGTACTGTTTCCGACAGCAGGTGTAACTACAGTAACTGAACCGTTACCAAGAATACCTGTGAATGGTGAACCTGATCCGTTAAGACCTTGGTTATCCATTTCTCCTGCAATAGCCTCTGCGAAAAGCTCAACGAGCAATTCGTTTGACATAGGTGTGATACCTACGAGAGTCTTTGAAGCGAGAATGACACTAGCGAGTACTGGCTGTGAAGCTGTACCTGCTGTGTTTTCACCTGGCCACGAAACTGTGACTGACGAAGAAAGAGTAGGGATATTCAATGTATCACTGCTCATAGGAATCTTGCGTGCAAGCTTTGCAACAAGTCCGAAATCTTCTACAACACGGTTGACCTCTGCTGCAAACTCTTCAGGAACAACGAAACCTCCTGCCGAGTTTGTACCCTCTGACATCGCCTTAAACTTTGCGAGAGAGTCTGTGTCCTTATTGTAAACAGCCTTGATGAATGAAGCCATTTTTTCCTTTGACTCCATCTTTGAAACCTCCTCATCACTCTTGTTTGCAATAGAACCCTTATAAACGAACTTCTGGTTTGCACCTTTTTCCAAACCAAGCTCCTTGATTTTTGCATCAATAAGCTTTGAAGCCTTCTCAGTAGAAGCCTCATCAATCAAATTGACAAGTTCCTCCTTTGTGACCTCGAACTTTTTTACTTCTGTAGACATATAA